ATGACTGATACTATCCAGAATCTTTACAGTGCCCTCAGAGCACATGGCCTTCCGAAGACGGCCGTGCGAGCAGTTCTGCCATCCTGGTGGGAAGATGCTATTGCTGATACTCCTGCGGGACTTCAACAAGCCAAGCTGATCGTGGCCAAAGCGCTCAACCTCAAGATAAAACCTCTGGTCGAGGAGCCGCCTCGCGTCGAGTTCGATTTGCCGGAGATGCGTCGCTTCAAGCTGGTAAAGGGAACGACAGAGGACGACGTGCAGCTTGCCGTCGCCCTGGCACGTAGTGCTAGCAAGCTCGTTCTCTCAGCCTATGACCATGGATTCGTGCATCCAGGGTCGGCTGCGGAGGTGCGTCAGCAGATTCTTGCGAGCGGCAAGCCCTGGGTAGATCTCGAAGGCCTACTCAATTACTGCTGGCAAGCAGGCATTCCAGTTGTTCATCTGGCTTCCTCTTTGATGAAGCGAAAGATGGACGGTATCGCAATGGCCACTCGTGGCCGTCCGACAATCGTCTTGTCCTCACGTAAGGCATGCGGCTACCTGTTGTTCCACCTGGCCCACGAACTGGGTCACGTTGCCCTCGGCCATCTGGATCCTAATGGGGCCATCGTTGACAACAGCATCCAAGAAGATGCCAACGGCAAAGATGATGCGGAACGCGCTGCAGACGACTATGCGCTAGAGCTACTCACAGGTAATCAGCCGCGGCTTACTCTCACTGGTTTCTATAAGGCGCCGGTACTTGCCAGAATGGCAATCGAGTATGGTAAACAGCACTCGATTGACCCTACCCATGTGGTATTGAATAGCGCGCACAACGGCAATTTCTGGGCACTATGCACCGCAACACTGAAAGTGCTAAGCGAAGACAGAAAAGACCAAGACCTAGTTAACCGATTACTGTTAGAAAACGTACAAGACGAACTCAAGGAAGACAGCCTTTCATTGCTAGGGACTTTAGTTGGTCTATAATGATTCTACTGTCGGACAATGATCTTGTTGTAAAACTTGCTCAATGCGACCTTATCGGAGAAGCGCTGGAAATTCTGCAGTCCAGCGCAAAAGACTGCTCTGTCTTAAATACCCTAAGGTATAGCCTTCGGCTGAATGATCCTGAGAAAGCAATTGCCCGTTACGTTGGGAGCGTTCAGGCATTTGAGCGCATCAACGAATTGCTTGACTCTTGCCAGGTGCTTCCTGAGGCTCCGATAGATTTTGATTTGCTTGAACACTTAAATGAGATCCCGGAGATCGATCCGGGAGAGCAGGCGTTGTTCATGCATGCAAAAGATCATCATGCAAGGGTAATCGACTACCGAATTCTCACTGGCGACAAGCGTGCCTTGCGTGCCATTTGCAATTACGATCAGCCCGAGAATTTCGAGTTTTTAAGAACCAAAGTTACCTGTCTAGAGTCTTGCATGATCGGTTTGGTAGACACCTACGGCTTCGGTTACGTCAATAAAAAAATTATTACTGCGAAAGCGCAGGTAGTCGATTCCAAATATGACCAGGTGCTTCGCACTGCATTTGGAACTGGCAGAAGCCAAGAACACTGTTTGGAGTGCCTTCACAGCTACTCCAACGATATTCGCTGGCTTCTGTAATTTTGCAATCCCTGTACCTTTTGACTTACCCCCGTGCGGGAATTTCAAAGGGTGCGAATCGCACCACCTCCTCACCTAACCAGTCATTGATCTGGGCCAGGCGTGTCTGGACCGGCTCCAGTTCGTTCATCGCCCAGATCTCTGTCGCTTCCTTGATCGACCCAAACCCGCCAGCGTTCTGGGGCACGATGCCCATCAACTGCGGCGGAATACGTAGGGCCGCGAGCAGGTCATCCCGGCTGATGTTCTTGATTGCCCCGAAGTCATCCTTGGCCGCCACCTCGCTGATCGGCAGCAGCTGGATGCCGTCCTTCTTCCCGTTGGGCGCGTACATGAACAGGTTGCGGAAATTGCCCGGCCCTTTGCTGTTCTTCATCGCATCGCGCAGGTCGTCGACAAACTTCTCGCTGTGCGCCGGGTCGGTCATGTAGAGGATGAAGCCGGCGTGGCTGCCGTTCTGGTAGTACTTGCGCCGGAACAGCGTGGCGCTCTCGTTCAACAGCGCGCTCTGCAGCGCGGGCAACCACTCGGGCAGCCCGTAGATCTCCTGGTTGATGTCGGCCTCGCGCAGGTGGCAGATGCTGCCGGTCTTGAAGGCGTGCTCGTCTTTCCAGCCCCGCACCTGGTAGTAGGTCTCCAGATCGAGCCCGCGGCGCATGTACTTGGCCAGACACGGCTGCAGGCCCATGGCCTGGCCCAGCATGTTGTCGCGCTTCTCCAGGTACAGGTTCCCGCACCATCCCCAGTCCATGACGATCTGCTCGAACGCTTGGCGGCTCAGCAGCCGATGCGGGATGAAGCTGCGCACCAGCATGTTGCGCTTGAACGTCAGCCCAGACTGCAGGTAGACGCTGGCCTTGGTCGACCGGGCCAGCCCGTCCAGATTGACCGGCGGCTCATACCACCGCCCGTTCGACCAGCACTCCAGGTAATCCAGGATCTCGCGACCATCCAGCACCGGCACCGGCTCGCCGAATGTGAACGCCATCGACTCCCCGCAGGCCCCTTTGACCAGCAGCTCGCCCTCGTGGGCTGGCTGCGCCAGTTCGCCGTCGCGCTGGCGGCGCTTGCTCGGCTTGCTCATGAGTAGATCTCCATGAAGCCGGTGTTGGCCGTGGTCTGGCCCTCCAGCGGCTCGTTTTGCAGTGCGTGAAAGAGCGCCCACGCCAGGTCGGCATGGCCGGTGGCCTCGTTGCGGCCGGCGGTGTAGGTGAATTGCCGCCCACCAGCGGTAATGGTCTTGCGGATGGCCATAAGCGACTGGGCGACGTCCGTCCAACCGGCGTCGAACTCCAGCCGGCCCTTGCTGATCACGTCCACGGCCTTCATCACCAGGCGCGTCTTGACCTCGGGGCTGTAGGAGAACGTTCGCAGGCCGGGGAAGAACTGGCGCACCAACTGGGCCACGGCGGCGCCCATACCCGTGGTATCGATGCCGATGTAGGTCACCCAATAGCGCTGGGTCACCTTGCGGATGGTCTCGGCCTGGGCGTCGAAGTCCATCCCGCGGAACTGGTGCCGTTCAAGAATGCGGAACTTGCCGCCCGGTACCAGCGGTGGCGCCACTACCACCAGGCCCGCGCTGTCGGTTGTCTCAGCCGGGTCATAACCGACCCAGACCTGCCGGTCGGCGAACGGCCTGGCCGCGAAGGGCTTGTAGTCGTCCCACACCGTCCAGCTGTCCACCATGCACGGCTGCAGCATCGCCAGCGGGAAAATGCTCGCCCCGTCGTCGACGAACTCACACATCAGCAGGTTCTGAAACGACGCAGCGTCGTACTCGATGCGCAGGTCGTCCAGGTCGAATAGGTCGCATCCACGCGCCTCGGCATCGTGGATGGTCACGATCTGGCGCCAGATCTTGTCCTCGCACAGCCGGCCTTGCTGCAGCGCCTCGTGGCTCACATCCAGCTTGATGTGCTGGGCGGTCGGCTTGCCCTTGTTCAGGCGCTCGCCCGTCCACCAGGTGTACGCCGGGTGGGCCATGCTGCTGGGGGTCGAAAAGTAGGTCTTGCGCCACTTCTTGTGCAGGGCCATGCCCGAGGCGACCTTGTTGATCTCCTTGAAGCCATGCACCCAGAAGAATTCGTCAAAGTAGAAGTTGCCGGACCGCCCCTGCGCCGTGCGGAAGTTGGTCCCCAGGAAGTGCAGCTCGGCGTTGTTCCACAGCACGATGGGGTCGCCGGTCAGCTTCACGCCCAGGACTTCGTTGAGGAATGCCTGCATATAGGTCTTGAATTGATGGGCCTGGGCTTTGCTCGCTGACAGGAAGATCTGGTTGCGGCCCGTCGTGATAGCGTCGACCAGTGCTTCCCGTGCAAAGTAGAAGGTCGCGCCGATCTGCCGGCTCTTGAGCACCATGCGGGTGCGCTGGTTGCCGGCGCGGTACCAATCCATCTGGTACTCGAAACAGCTGTCGCGGAACGCCTCGACCAGCGTCTCGATCTGCTGCTCGTCCAGCTCGTTGCGCACCGCCGGTTTTTTCGGCCCCTCGTTGCGCTTGGCGATGTTGGGGTTGAGGTCGGTGTCGGTACCGCCGCCCTGGTATCGCTGAATCCGGGCCTGGCGTTCCAACTGCCGATGCAGCAGGTCAATTTCCTTGAAGTCCCCGCCGGTCTTACCCTCCTTGAGGATCAACTGCACCAGGCGCGCTTCCAGGGCACCGCCGATTCGCTCGACGTTGTCCGCCCGGTCCCACTCGTCGCGGGCCTTCCAGCTGTGGACGGTCTTCTCCTTCTCGCCCAGGAAATCGGCGATATCGGTGATACGCCACCCGGTCCAGTAGAGGAACTTGGCTTGGCGGCGTGCGTCGGTGGTGGGTTGGGCGATAGCGTTCATGGCGCCGATGCTGCCGTTCGCGCGCGCGATCCCCTACTGGCGCTGCCTGTAGTCCACCGCCCTACAAACCCCGCGCATTGCTGCCGACCGGCGCACTGCGGACCATGCCCTCAACGCAAGGCACACCGCCACCGCAACGAGGATTCCCGGCATGGCCGACAAGACCGACACCCCTGCAAAAAAACTCCGCTCCAAGTGGTTCCGGGTTGCCGTGGAAGGCGGCACCACTGACGGGCGCACCATCGAACGCTCCTGGATCGAACAGATGGCCGCCCAGTACAGCCCCAACACCTACGGCGCCCGCATCAACTGCGAGCACATCAAGTGGGCCTGGCCGGGCGGCGAGTTCGGTGCCTACGGCGACGTGCTGGCGTGTAAGGCTGAAGAGGTCGAGATCGCTGGCGAGCAGCGGCTCGCTCTGTTCGCCCAGTTGCAGCCCAACGATGCCCTGCTCGCCCTGAATGCCAAGAACCAGAAGATCTACACCTCGGTCGAGATCGATCCCAAGTTCGCCAAGACTGGCCAAGCCTATCTGGTTGGCCTGGCGATCACCGACACCCCGGCCAGCCTGGGTACCGAAGCCCTGCAGTTCAGCGCCCAACACGGCACCCTCACCGGCCGCAAGCAGAACAAGGACAACCTGTTCACCGCGGCTGAAGAGGTGCAACTCGAATTCGAGGAAGTGACCGACGGTCCCAGCATGTTCGCAGCTCTGCGGGACAAAGTCGGTGGCCTCCTCAGCAAGGGCAAGGAAAAGGAAGGCAAGGACGCCGCCAACTTCGCCGCCCTGGGCGAGCTGATCGAGCAGCTCGCTACCCACGGCGCCGAGCAAGCCGAAGCGGTGACCAAAGGCCAGGCCGCTTTCACCGAGCTGGAGAAGAAGTTCGCCAAGCTCAGTGGTGACCACGAAGCCCTGGTCAAACGCCTGAGCAACACCCAGGACCACACCCAGAAGGATCGCCCATCGGTTCCCGGTGGCAGCGGTCGCGACCTCACCGACTGCTGATCGACAACGGATCAAGGAAACCCGGAGACCACCATGCGTAACGATACCCGCCTGCTTTACAACGAATACCTGGCCCAGATGGCCAAGCTCCACGGCGTGCCTGACGTCACGACCAAATTCGCCGCCAACCCGGCCGTGGCCCAGAAACTCGAGAGCCGAATCCAGGAGTCCAGCCAGTTCCTGGGCATGATCAACAGCTACGGCGTCACCGAGCAGATGGGTGAAAAGATCGGCCTGGGCGTGGTCGGCAACATCGCCGGTACCACCGACACTGACGTCAAAGCCCGCGAAACCCGTGACCCGACCGGCCTCGACGACCGCGGCTACGTCTGCACCCAGACCAACTACGACACCCACCTCAAGTACCAGAAGCTCGACGCCTGGGCGAAATTCCCGGACTTCCAGGCCCGTATTCGTGACGCGATCATCAAGCTGATGGCGCTCAACCGCATCTGCATCGGCTGGAACGGCACCAGCCGCGCGGCCACCTCCAACCCGGCGACCAACCCGCTGCTGCAAGATGTGAACATCGGCTGGCTGGAGAAAATGCGCCGTGAGAACGCCGCGCGCGTGATGAAAGAGGTGGTCGACGGCAGCGGCAAGATCGCCATCGGCGCCGGTAAGGACTTCGAGAACATCGACGCCCTGGTGTTCGCCATGGTCAACGAACTGATCGAGCCCTGGTACCAGGAGGACACCGAGCTGGTTGTCGTGTGCGGCCGCAAGATCCTGGCCGACAAGTACTTCCCGATCATCAACAAGCCCAATGCCCCGACCGAAATGCTGGCGGCCGACATCGTCACCAGCCAAAAGCGCATCGGCAACCTGCCGGCCGTGCGTGTGCCGCACTTCCCCGCCAACGGCCTGTTCGTCACCCGCCTGGACAACCTGTCGTACTACTGGCAGGAAGGCAGCCGCCGCAAGACCGTCGTCGACAACGCCGCTCGCGACCGCATCGAGAACTTCGAGTCGGTCAACGAGGCCTACGTCATCGAGGACCTGGGCTGCGCCGCGTTCGCCGAAAACATCGAGATCGCGTGAGGGATATCGCCATGACCAATCCCTGCCGGCGCCACTTCCAGCGCGTCACTGCGGCCCAGGCCGCAGCGGCGACCGCGCCTGAACAGACCATGGAAGGGGCCACCCAGTACGAGCTGCACCTCGCTCAGCTCCACCAGGACCGCCAGCGCCTGTCCGCCATTCAGTCGCGGGAAGGCAAAGGCAAGCTCAAGGTGGAGCTGCTGCCGGCCTACGAGCCCTACGTGGCGGGCGTGATCGAGGCCGGCCATGGCGCCCAGGACGAGGTGCTGACCACCGTGATGATCTGGCGCTTCGACGCGGCCAACTGGGCGGGTGGCCTGGACGTTGCGGCCTACGTGCTGCAGCACGGGCTGAAGATGCCCGACCGCTTCGAGCGCTCCACCGGCTGCATCGTGGCCGAAGAGATCGCCGAAGCCGCGCTGAGGGCCCAGAAGACAGGTGAAACCTTCCCCATCGAGATCCTGACCCGGACAGCCGAACTGACTGCCGAAGAGGACATGCCCGACGAGGCCCGCGCCAAGCTGATGCTGGCCCTCGGCAAGGCCACCCTCACCGACCTGGACGAAGCCAACCCCGGCCAGCCAGGCCAGGTCCAGGCGGGTGTTGACCTGCTGCGCCGCGCCATCGAGCTGCACGACAACTGCGGCGGCAAGAAAGACCTGGAGCGCGCCGAGCGCCTCCTCAAGAAACTCGCCGGTAACGCCGGCTAAACCGAGCGTCCCACGCAACCCGGCGGCTCGGGGCGGATCAGCGGCTTACTCCTTGGCCAAGCTGTGAAGCCCCGACCACCGCCGACCTATTCCAAAGCAGGCGACCATGAGCGGATTCATCCCTGGCGGCCCCATCCCCGGCGGCCACATCAACAGCGACGCCTTCTGGCCGTCGATTGACCTGGACAAGATCCGCGAGACCCTGCGCATCGATTCCAGCGTCACCCCTGCCCGGCTCGAGACTGCCGTGATCGCCGCCGTGATCGCCGTGAACCGTGACCTGGACGACTGGCGCACCAAGGCTCCGGCCAATGGCGCCGAGACGCTCGCCGATGTGCCCAGCAAGCAGATCAATGGGCAGTCCCAGCTGGTGTACCTGTACCTGCGCGCCGTCGAATGCGCGGCCGGTGCCGAGGTCTGCGAGCGCTACCGCGGCTACGACAGCAGCGGCAGCGGCAACAAGAACGCCGACGAAACCCTGCCGACCATCGACGACTACCGCCGCGACCAGCGCTGGGCCGTCCGGGACTTCCTTGGTACCCCGCGCACAACCGTGGAGCTGCTGTGATGGCCGAGCAGCGCCGAACCCAGCAACACGACACCGTCGATGCCCTGTGCTGGCGGCACTACGGCCGCACGGCCGGCGTGGTCGAAGCGGTGCTCGATGCCAACCCTGGCCTGGCCGACCACGGCGCCGTGCTCCAGGCCGGCCTGCTCGTCACCCTGCCCGAACTCCAGACAGCAGCCCCTGAACGACCGATGGTGAACCTATGGGACTGACCTGCGCGCCCACCCAACCATGGAAGGACCAACATGCCTGACCGTCCCGAAACCTGGGCCTTCCTGGCCTCCTGGCTTGAACACAATTGGCCCGGCCTGTATGCCGGGCTACTGGCGGCCCTCATCGCCGCGCTGCGGGTGATCTACGGCGGCGGAAAGATCCGCCAACTGGTCATCGAAGCGCCGCTGTGCGGGTTCGTTGCCCTCTCGGCCAGCCACGGGCTGTCGCTGATCGGCATACCACTCTCTGCCGCGCCCTTCTTCGGCGGCCTGATCGGTCTGCTTGGCATTGAGTTTGTCCGGGCTGCCGCGAAGAAAACCTTCACCCGTAAGGAGAGGACCCTATGACCCTTCACCACGGCGACCGCTCCCAGGCGGTCCGCGACCTGCAACGCAAGCTCAACGACCATGGCGCCAAGCTGTCGGCCGACGGGATCTACGGTGACGCCACCGAGGCTGCCGTCCGCACCTACCAGCTCAAGACGGGCCTGGTGTCCGACGGCATGGCAGGGCCGAAGACCCTGGCCAGCCTGCAAGGCGCTACCAACCTCAAGCTGCTGAAGCACGGTGACCTGGTGAAAGCCTCCGAGCGCCTGGCCGTGCCGGTGGCGGCCATCTATGCCCTGAACGAGGTCGAATCGAAGGGGCGCGGCTTCCTGGACAACGGCAAGCCGGTGATCCTGTTCGAGCGCCACATCATGTTCCGGCGTCTGCAACAGCCCCGTGCTGACGAACTGGCTCGCCTCAATCCTGCCCTGGTCAACCCGAAGCCCGGCGGATACATCGGCGGTACCGCCGAGCATCAGCGCCTGACCCAGGCCCGCCAGCTCGATGACACCGCCGCCCTGGAGTCGGCCAGTTGGGGGGCCTTCCAGATCATGGGGTTCCACTGGGAGCGGCTTGGCTATGCCAATGTGCAGGACTTCGTCGACCACATGGCGCGCGGCGAACCCGAGCAGTTGGAGGCCTTTGTCCGCTTCATCGAGACCGACCCCACCCTCCACAAGGCCCTGAAGGCCCTGAAATGGGCCAAGGTCGCCGAGCTGTACAACGGCGCCGACTACAAGCGCAACCTGTACGACGTGAAGCTGGAGCGCTCCTTCGAGCGGCACCAGGACCGCGCCCTGGCGGTTGCCTGATGGATCTGCGTAGCGGCTTGCTTGCTCTCGCCCTACTGGTGGCCGGCGCCGCTGCACTGTGGGGTTGGGACCAGCAGCACCAGGTGACCACCGCCAAGGATGCCGGCAAGCGGCTGGCAGACCAGCTCGAACGCACGCAGCAAGACCGCGACCAGAACCTGGCGACGGCCAACCAACTGAAATCCGAACTGGCGAGCGAGCGTGCCAGCCAGGCCAAGCTGCTTGCCCTTCAAGGCGAGCTGCGCCAAGGCCTTGCCCAGCGCGAACGTGTGATCGAGGCCCTCAAGCATGAAAACCAGCAACTTCGCGAATGGGCTGACCAGCCTTTGCCTGACGCTGCTCGCCGGCTGCGCGAGCGCCCCGCCCTTACCGGCGCCGACGCTTATCGTCAGTGGCTGTCCGGTAGTCGTGCCGTGCCAGCTGCCGGCGACAGCACCGGCCCGCAACGGCCAGCTGCTCACTGACCAGGAGCGCACCGAACTAGCCTGGGCCGAGTGCGCCGCCCAGGTCGACCGCGTCTACCAGCACCAGGTGACCCATGAACAAGCCCGATAGCCTGCGCGAGCACCTGCTCGCCGCCGTACCCGACCTCGCTCGCAACCCCGAACGGCTGCTGATGTTCATCGACAGCGGCAAGGTCCGCTGCACCGCGGCCGCCAGTCTGTCGTTCGAGTACGCATACACCCTGCAGATCATCCTGACCGACTTCGCCGGCCACCCTGACAGCGTGATGCTGCCGATCCTCGGTTGGCTGCGGGTCAACCAGTCCGAACTGCTGGTCAACCTGGACAAGTCCGCCGATGGCCTGACCTTCGAGGCCGATCTCCTCGACCGCAGCAAGGTCGACCTCAGCCTGACCCTGCCGCTGACAGAACGGGTGGTGGTGAAGCGCCTGGACGGCGGCGGCTTCGACGTCTCCCACCCCGGTGAGCCGCAGTACGAACCCTATGAGGACCATGGCGAGGTCACCTTCTATGCCGACGGCGAGCCGCTCGCCTCCTGGCAACCGCCCGCCGCCCCGGATGGTATGGCCTTGGCGACACCTCATCTGAAGGCACCCCGCCATGGCTGATTTGGACGCTCTGGAACAATGGGTAAGCCCGCTCCTACAGCGCATAGAGCCAGCCGCCCGCACAAAGCTGGCCCGAACTGTCGCCAAGGACCTGCGCCGGAGCCAACAACAGCGCGTCATCGCCCAGCGCAACCCGGACGGCTCGCCCTACGCTCCACGCAAGCCTCGGCAGCTGAGGGGCAAGAAAGGACGTGTCCGGCGCAAGGTGAAGATGTTCCAGAAGATGCGCACCGCCACCTACCTGAAAGCCCAGGGTGACGCCGCGGGCGCCTCGGTGGGCTTCGCCGGTCGGATCGCCAGGATCGCCAATGTTCACCAGAAGGGCTTGAAGGACCGTGCGGCCCGTGGCGCCCCGGCCGTTCAGTACGAACAGCGCGAGCTGCTGGGCTTCACCGACGCCGAGGTCGAGCAGTTGCGCGACACATTGCTGGCCCACCTGACCCTGTAACCCCCCTCCCTACAAGCCCACGCGAATGCACCCGCGCGCGCGTGGCGCGACCATCGCCGGCATGAACATCGCCGACCTCAACCGCCTGCTGGAAAACCTGATCCGCTTTGGCACCATTGCCGAGGTGCAGCACAAGCCGCCTCGGGTAAAGGTCCGTACTGGCGGCAACCTGACGACCTGGTTGCCGTGGATGGCCTGGCGTGCCGGCGCCGACCAGGAGTGGGATCCGCCCACCGTGGACGAACAGGTGCTGCTGCTGTCCCCCAGCGGCCAGATGGCCAACGGCGTCGTCTTCACCGGCTTATTCAGCGATGCCATTCCCGCCAACGGCGACCGCCCTGGCCTGCACCGCCGCACCTACCGCGATGGCGCCGTGATCGAGTACGACAGCGTTGCGCACCACCTCAGCGCAGTGCTGCCCGAGGGAGGCACCACCAGCCTGACCAGCACGGGCGGCATTCACATCGTCGGCCCGATCACCCATGAGGGCGACTACACCCAGACCGGCAACCAGAACGTCACTGGCACCGTCACGGTTTCCGTCGACGTCGTTGCGGCCGGCATCAGCCTGGTCAAGCACGTCCACGGCGGCGTTATGCCAGGCCCTGGCCAAACGGGAGCACCACAATGAACCGTCGCACGGGGGCCGCCCTGGGCAAGCTGGAGCACATCGCCCAGTCCATCGAAGACATTCTCACCACCCGCCAGGGCACCCGCGTGGAGCGCCGCGAGTACGGCAGCCTGCTTCCCGAGCTGGTTGACCAGCCGCTCAACGCCGCCACCCGCCTGCGCCTGTACGCCGCGACCGCCATGGCCCTGATGCGCTGGGAACCGCGGATCAGCCTTGCCCAGGTCGAACTGCTGGTCGGTGACCTTAGCGGCCGCGCTGAATTGAGCCTGACCGGCGTCCTGGTGGACAACAACGAACCGTTCAACATCCGCACACCGCTGCAGCTGGGGGGCAGTGCATGAATACCTTCCTGCCCATCGACCTCAGCCAGCTGCCCGCACCGCAGGTGGTCGAGAAGATCGACTTCGAGCAGATCCTCGCCGAGCGCAAGGCCTATGCCGTCAGCCTTTGGCCGGCGGATGAGCAGGCCGAGATTGCTGCGCGCCTGGAGCTGGAGTCGGAGCCGATCACCAAGCTGCTGCAGGAGAACGCCTATCGGGAAATGATCCTGCGTCAGCGGGTCAACGAGGCCTCACTGGCGGTGATGCTCAGCTCGGCCGGGGGCAACGACCTGGACCAGGTCGCCGGCAACTTCAACGTCAAGCGCCTGGTCATCCAGACTGCCCAACCACAGGCCGTACCGCCCATTCCGCAGGTGCTGGAGAGCGACGAGGCGCTGCGGGAGCGCGCGCAGATGGCTTTCGAGGGCCTGAGCACCGCCGGGCCGCGTAATGCCTACATCTTCCACGCCCGCGCCGCTGACGGCAGTGTCGCGGACGCGACGGCGGACAGCCCGTCACCGGCTGTGGCAGTCGTCACCGTGCAGGCCGCACAAGGGGACGGTACTGCCAGCGAACCCCTGCTCGCCACGGTGCGTAGCTACCTGAACGACGAGGATCGTCGCCCCGTGGCCGACCGCTTGACCGTTCAAGGCGCCCAAGTCATCCCGTACCAGGTCAAGGCGAAGTTGTTCCTGAAAACGCTCGGCCCTGAAGCCGAGCCCATCATGGACGCCGCCGAACAGCAGCTGGAGGCCTTTGTCCGCCAACGCCGTCGGCTGGGCATGCAGGTCTCGGAGTCCGCCATCCACGCAGCCCTGCACGTCGAAGGCGTACGCAAGGTAGAGCTTGAGGCATGGTCGGATATCAACGCGAGCCTCAGCCAAGCCCCGTACTGCACTTCAATTGTCCTTGTCCAGGGAAGCGAGCCATGAGGCTACTCCCCGGAAACGCCACACCACTGGAACGCCAGGCCGCTGAAGCCTTGGCCCAGATCGAGCGTGTACCGGTGCCGATCCGCGACCTGATCAACCCTGAGCGCTGCCCCGTGGCGCTGCTGCCCTTCCTGGCCTGGGCGTTTTCCATCGATCGCTGGGACAGCAGCTGGTCGGAGGCCGTCAAGCGCCGGGCGATCCGCTCGTCGTACTTCGTCCACTCCCGCAAGGGCACCATCGGTGCCCTGCGCCGTGTGGTTGAGCCACTGGGCTACTTGATCGAGGTCGTGGAGTGGTTTCAAACCGAGCCCAATGGCGTACCTGGCACCTTCGCAATCAAGGTCGGTGTGAACGACGAGGGCATCAGCGACGAGACCTACCAGGAGTTGACTCGGCTGATCGACGACGCGAAACCGCTCACCCGGCACCTGACCGGCCTTGCCATAAGCCTTGAGACAAGCGGCTCACTCCACATCGCCAGCGGCTTCTACGACGGTGACGAACTGGACATTTTCCCCCCTGCCCCACGCGACATCGAGGTCACCGGCTCGATTGGCCGTGGTGGTCGAGATCACACGATAGACACAATGGACATTGCACATGGCTGACCAGAACACGCAGTTCTACGCCATCCTCACCAACGTGGGAGCGGCGAAACAGGCAAACGCGGATGCACTGGGTATCCCCTGGCGGATTACCCAGCTTGGTGTCGGCGATGCCAACGGCACTGAGCCCACTCCAAACGCCACCCAGACACGCCTGATCAACGAGTGGCGCCGCGCACCGCTGAACCAGCTCAAGGTCGACGACAAGAACAACGCCATCATCGTGGCCGAGCAGGTCATCCCCGCAGAGGTTGGTGGAAAGTGGATCAGGGAAATCGCGCTATACGACGCCGATGGCGACATGGTTGCGGTGGCTAACTGCCCGCCAACTTATAAGCCCCTGCTGAACCAAGGATCGGGGCGTACCCAGGTTGTACGCATGAATCTCCTTGTCAGCAGCTCTTCCAATGTCGAACTGAAGATCGATCCTTCCGTCGTCCTGGCCACCCGCGAATACGTCGACAGCCGCATCACCGAGGAAATCAATAAGCTCGACAACAAGCAGTCCGTGCGGGTAGCCACCACGGCCAACATCACGCTGAGCGGCCTGCAAACTGTCGACGGGGTATTGCTGTTGGCTGGCGACCGGGTACTGGTGAAGAACCAAGCCGCCGCGAAGGACAATGGTCTCTATTCCGCTGCTGTCGGCGCCTGGTCGCGATCCTCTGATGCCGATGCAAGTGCCGAGGTGACGCCAGGGCTCATAGTCGCCGTCGAGCAGGGAGCAACGCTCGCCGATACCATTTGGCAGTTGATCACCGATGCGCCTATTGTCCTGGGCACCACTGCACTGGTATTCCGCGACATTACCGACGGTTTTGCCCGGCTGCTGTCACCAGCGTTCACCGGCCAGCCAACGACGCCGACCCCCCCTCAGTTCGATAGCTCTCAGTTGTTGGTCAACACGGCCTTTCTGAAGCGCATGGGCGTGGAATACGGCGGCTATACGAACTTTTCGGCCTCGGCCTCGCTGACGCAGGCGGAGTGCGGCAGGCTAGTAGCGTTCGGTCACCCAACCACGCCCATGACCGCAACACTGCCCACCGGCGCGCAGATCAAGCCGGGGGTGATCGTCAAGCTGCTCTGCTCCCAGGGCTCGCTCACAGTAACTGCGTCGAGCGGCGACACGATTGGCGCGATCAACGCGCCGGGCAATATCGCAATGGGTCAGGGAGACACCGCCGAGTTCATCCGCAATGGCACCAACCTTTGGTATCTCATTGGCGGATCGGTGCTGCTGAGGTACGCAGCTGTCATGCAGGAAGCGAGCTGGAGCACTCAGCCACAATTCGATAGCGGGCGCAGTTTGGCCACCACCGAGTTTGTGCAGCGCGCGCTGGGCAGCTTTTCGGGTGCGACGACCTATGGTGCGAACGTTACGCTGACCAAGACAGACGCCGGCAAGCTAATCCGCATGGCGGGCACCGGCTACACACTGACACTGCCACTTATCTCCACTCTGGTGGAAGGCACCACGTTTGCAATTCAGCACTCCGGCACATCGGGCACCCAGACGGTAGCCGTACAGGGTGGCGATGTCATTGATCCTGGGGCTGGCCTTGTTACGTCATTGACGTTGAACATGGGTGACACCGCGATACTGTCGCGGGCCGGGGGGAACTGGGCGCTGATCGGCGGTAGCGCGGCCCTGAGCTTTGTGGACCGGCCGACCCTGCCGCAGTTCGACAACAGCCGCCAACTGGCGACCACCGAATTTGTGCAGCGCGCGCTGGGTAGTTTCTCCGGCTCACTCAGCATTGCCACCAGTCGTGCGCTGACGGTCGCAGACCTGGGCAAGCGTATCGAGCTGGCCGCCAACACCACGGTGACATTGCCAGACACCTCGACAGTGCCCTTAGGTGCTGCTGTGTTGATTTCGGCGGGGCCGGTCGCGACCACGGCGCGCGTGACTGTAGTCGCCAGCGATCAGTTGGCTATGAATAACCTGGGGGTAGCTGTGCCGTACACCCTCGCCGCGGGTGGTGATTTTATCGCGATCCGGGAAATGAACGTCTGGCGCTGCCACTTCGGTACTGAGCCGCTCCGCACATCGCCGTTGTTTGCGGCCTCTCTCGCTGTCACTGGCTATTCCAAGCTGCCTAACGGCGACATCGAAATGTGGGGATTGACCGGTGGTGCAGCGCCTGGAGTGGTAATGCCAATCACATTCCCTCAGGCATTTCCCACTGCCTGCCTCAATGTGCAGATGACCTATGTCGACGCCGGAACGCAAGCGCCCGCGACCCGTGGGGGACCAGTCCAGGTTGGGGCTTTCACGAAAACAGGGTTCAACTATTCCCATTCAGGCAGCAGCAGCGCTTCCCAGCACTTCTGGCGGGCCAAGGGTTACTAAGGAGGCATATGAATTACTTCTGTGCGGCAGACGGCGGCTTTTACAGTCTCGCGTTCCATGGGTTTATCCCCGATGGAGCCGTAGCGGTCAGTGACGAGGAATACGCGGCGCTGCAGGATGGGCAGGCGCAGGGTAAGTGGCTGGTCGCGAACGATCAGGGCTATCCAGTGCTCAGGGATCCCTCGGAGTCTCCCGGCTGGTTCGCCGCAATTGAGCGAGGTTGGCGCGACGAGCAGTTGTCCGTGACTGACAGCCTGGTCGTCCGTCACCGCGACGAGCTTGAGGAGGGCGTAGACACAACGCTGACTATCGTCGAATACGCCGAGCTGCAGGTGTATCGACGAGCACTACGTACATGGCCAGAGTCCAAGGAGTTTCCACTGCAGGCTCATCGACCGGTAGCCCCGCCCTGGCTGGCCAGCCAGGGCCTGTAATAATCGCCGCGCCGTTTGTAGTATGCCCTCTTACAAGCCCAGCCCCTCGCTGATCCCGCGCGCGCGCGGCAGCCTGTGCAGTGTCACCCACTGCACAGGCACCTACCATGGCCGACGAATACCATCACGGCGTCCGGGTCCTCGAAATTAACGAGGGCACCCGCCCAATCCGCACCGTCTCCACCGCCGTGGTCGGCCTGGTCTGCACCGCAGACGACGCCGATCCGGCTATGTTCCCCCTCGATACGCCCGTCCTGCTGACAAGCGTTCAAAGCGCCATCGGCAAGGCCGGCGAGACCGGCACGCTGGCCGCCAGCCTGCAGGCCATCGCCGACCAGACCCAACCCGCGACCGTCGTCGTGCGAGTGGCCAAGGGCGCGACCGACGCCGAGACCACCAGCAACCTGATCGGCACCACCACCGAAACCGGCAAGTACACCGGCATGAAGGCCCTGCTCGCCGCCAAGACCCGCCTCAAGGTCACCCCCCGCATCCTGGGCGTGCCAGGCCTCGACACCCTCCCGGTGGCCACCGCCCTGACCGCGATTGCCCAGCAGCTGCGCGGCTTCGCCTACGTCAGCGCGAGCGGCTGCAAGACCAAGGAAGAGGCTGTCGCATACCGCGAGAACTTCGGCGCCCGCGAAACCATGGTCATCTGGCCGGACTTCGAGCAATGGAGCACCGCCAGCAACGCCACCGTCACTGCCCCGGCCGTGGCCCGCGCCCTGGGCCTGCGCGCCAAGATCGACAAGGACACCGGCTGGCACAAGACCCTGTCCAACATCCCGGTCAACGGCGTGACCGGCATCAGCGCCGACGTGTTCTGGGACCTGCAGAACCCGGCGACCGACGCCAACTACCTCAACAGCAACGAGGTCACCACGCTGATCAACGCCGACGGCTTCCGCTTCTGGGGCAGCCGCACCTGCACCGAAGACCCGCTGTTCGCCTTCGAGAACTACACACGCACCGCCCAAGTCCTGGCCGACACCATGGCCGAGGCGCACATGTGGGCGATGGACAAGCCAATGCACCCTTCCCTGGTGCGCGACATCATCGAAGGCATCAACGCCAAGTTCCGCGAGCTGGTGGCCGGCGGCTACCTCATCGGCGGCAGTGCCTGGTACGACGAAGAGGTCAACAGCGCCACCACCCTCAAGGCCGGCAAGCTTTACATCGACTACGACTACACGCCGGTACCGCCGCTGGAGGACCTGACCCTCCGCCAGCGCATCACCGATCGATACCTGGCTGACTTCGCCAGCCGCATCAACAGCTGACGGAGATCGCCACAATGGCCATGCCGCGCAAACTCAAGAACATGAACCTCTTCAACGAGGGCACCAGCTACCTGGGCGTATGCAAGTCCTGCACCCTGCCGCCGCTGAGCCGCAAGATGGAAGGCTATCGCGGGGGTGGTATGAACGGCCCGGTGAAAGCCGACCTGGGCTTCTCCGACGACGGCATTCAGTTCGAATGGAAAACCGGCGGGCTCGACCTGCAGGTACTTCGCCAGTTCGGCGCGGTGAAGGCCGACGGCGTGATGCTGCGCTTCGGCGGGGCTTTCCAGCAAGACGACACCGGCACCGTCTCCAACGTGGAGGTCGTCGTCCGCGGCCGCCACGAAACCATCGAGATGGGCGAAGCCACTCCCGGCGAAGACACCGAGCACAGCATCACCACCACCTGCAGCTACTACAAGCTGGCGGTGGACGGCGAGGTCCTGGTCGAGATCGACCTGCTCAACTTCATCGAGATCATCGACGGCAAAGACATGCTCGCCGAGCAGCGTAAAGCCCTGGGCATCTAACACCCCTTCCTCACTGGAGCCACCATGAAGACTACCGAAGCCACCCCCCTGAACGACAACCAGGTCGAGCTGGATACCCCGATCAAGCGCGGCGACACCGAGATCGCGCTCGTCACCCTGCGCAAACCCACCTCCGGCGAGCTGCGCGGTCTGCATCTGTCCGAGCTGCTGCAGATCGACGTGGCCAGCCTGATCAAGCTGGTACCGCGCATCAGCGAGCTGAACGAGTACGAGGTTAGCCGCCTGGACCCGGCCGACCTGTTCGCCATCGGCACGAAGGTCGCCAGTTTTTTGCTGCAGAAGCGGATGAAGACGGACGCATCCCTCGTTGCGTAGAGGACGCGATGGCCGACGTGGCCATCGTTTTTCACTGGTCGCCCGGTGACATGGACAGGCTCAGCGTTTGCGAGCTGATGGACTGGCGCGAGCGAGCGCGGATCAGGAGTAACAACCATGGCAAATGACCTGCGCCTGCGGGTGCTGTTGGACGCCATCGACCAGGCCACCGCGCCGCTCAAGCAGATCGACAAGGCCAGTCTCGAGGCTGGCCGGCAGCTCAAGGCGGCCCGCGACCGCCTCAAGGAGCTTAACGCCCAGCAGAAGGACGTCAGTGCCTGGCGCGCCCAGCTCACCCAGACCCAAGAAACCACCCAGGCGCTGGAGGCTGCCCGGGCGAAGGTCCGCGCCATCGCCCAGGAGATGGCCGCCACGGGGGCGCCCACCAAGGCCATGGCCAGCAACATGCGCACGGCGGTGCGCGAGGCACAGCGGCTCAAGACGGAGCACCAGCAGCAGGCCGAAAAGCTCCAGCAGCTGCGCGGCAAGCTGTATAGCACAGGCATCAGCACCCGTGATCTGGGCAGCCATGAGCGCAAGCTGCGCGAACAGATCACATCGACGAACGAAGCCATCAGCGCCCAGAGCAGGCGTATGGAGGAGCTGGCCAGCCGACAAGCGAAGCTGGCCAAAGCCCGTGCAGCCCTCGAGCGGACCCAGGGCCTGGCGGCGAAGATGGCCGGCACGGGCGCTGCCGGCCTGGCGACGGGGTATGCCGCAGCGCAGCCGGTGAAAGCTGTCCTGGGCGCCTTCGCCCCGAACGAGGACTCGGCCACTCAGTTGAAGGTCTCGATGATGGACAGCAACGGCAAGGTCGCCGAGGACTTCAAGAAGATCAGCGACCTGGCTACCAGCCTCGGTGACCGCCTGCCGGGCACTACTGCCGACTTCCAGAACATGATGACCATGCTGCGCCGGCAGGGCCTGAGCGCCCAGAGCATCCTGGGTGGGACAGGCGAAGCCGCCGCCTACCTGGGCGTGCAGTTGAAGATGCCGGTAGAGGAAGCGGCCGAGTTCGCGGCGAAGATGCAGGATGCGACCCGCACGTCCGAGAAGGACATGATGGCGTTGATGGATACCATCCAGCGCGGTTTTTATGCCGGCGTTGACCCAACGAACATGCTGCAGGGCTTCAGCAAGATCGCTCCTGTGATGGACGTCATCAAGAAGTCCGGCCTCGAGGCCGCCAACGAACTTGGCCCCTTGCTGGTGATGATGGACCAGGCCGGTATGGAAGGCGGCGCAGCCGGCAACGCCTACCGCAAGATCTTCCAGGCCGGTCTGGATAAAGATGGCGTCGACGACGTCAACGACATGAAGGCCCTGAAACAGAAGAACATCAAGCTCAGCTTCACCGGCAAGGACGGCAACTTCTCGGGGCTGGAGAACCTGTACGCCCAGGTCGAAAAGCTCAAGGTCCTGAACGACGAAGACCGCACTGCGGCTATCAAGGCCCTCTTCGGGGACGACTCGGAAACCCTGACTGTCCTCAACACCATGATGAACAAGGGGCTGGCCGGCTATCAGGAGGTACAGAAAAAGCTCCAGGACCAAGCCGACCTGCGCACCCGCGTCAACGAGCAGCTCAACACCCTGAGCAACGTCATGGAGGCGGCCGAAGGCAGCTTCACCAACGCCCTGGCAGAGTTCGGCGCCGCTGTAGCCCCGGAGCTGAAGGGGTTGATCAACACCTTGGGCGAAGTCGCGGCCAGCGTCGGCGCCTGGGCGCGAGAGAATCCCGCATTGGCCGGCGGCCTGGTAAAGGTCGTCGCTGCGGTGGCAGTACTTGCCGCCGGCTTCGGCGGCCTGGCAATCACCATGGCCAGCTTGCTCGGCCCGTTCGCCATGGTGCGCTATGGCATGGCGCTGTTCGGCATTAAGAGTTCCGGCATGTTCTCAGTGGTTGGCCGGTTGGTCGGCGTGCTGAAAGGCGGGCTGCTGACCGCCATTCGCGCCGTGAGCATTGCACTCTGGGTCCTGGCAACGAACCCGGTAGCTCTGGCTATTGCGGCCGTGGTCGCGGCCCTGGCCGGCGCAGCCTACCTGATCTACCAGAACTGGGACCAGGTGAAGGCGTATTTCGCCAACGCATGGACGGAGATCCGCGCAGGTTTCGGCGCCGGCATCGGCGGTATCCTCACTGTGCTGGCCAATTTCAGCCCCATCGGCCTGATCTACCAGGCCTTCGCCGCGGTGCTGAATTACCTGGGCGTCGACATGCCCAGTCGATTCACCGAGTTCGGCAACATGATCGTCAACGGCCTGGTCAACGGGCTGATGTCTGGCCTGGGCCAGATCAAAGACGCCGTATCGGCCCTGGGCGACTCCACCATCGGCTGGTTCAAGGAGAAACTCGGGATTCACAGCCCCTCCCGTGTGTTCGCCGAGCTGGGCGGGTTCACCACTGCTGGCCTTGCTATGGGCTTGGACGATGGCGCCAAGGCCCCGCTGGAGGCAGTCAACCGCATGGGCCAGCAGTTGACCGACGCCGGCACATTCGCGCTCAAGGGCACGTTGCCACAATTCAACGGCGGTGGCTCGCTTGCCGCTGGTGGCACGCCCATCACCATGGATGACCGGGCACCACTTGGCGCAGCCCCGGCCGCGAGCTACGACAGCCACGACACCTACGAGATCAACATCCATCCCACTCCGGGCATGGACGCGCAGGCCATCGGCCGCGCGGTCCGCGCCGAGCTGGCCCGTATCGACAGCGAGAAAGCCGCCCGCCAGCGCAGCCGCCTCACCGACCAGGAGTAACCCGCCATGATGCTCGCCCTGGGCATGTTCGTTTTCAGCCTGCACACCCTGGCTTACCAGGAGATGCAACGGCAAACCGAGTGGCGTCATGCCGCGAGCAATCGCATTGGCGCCCAGCCGTCACGGCAGTTCCTCGGCCGTGGCGAGGACTCCATCACCCTCCCCGGCCTGTTGCTACCGGAGCTGGCCGGCACTCCGTCAGCGCTCGATGCCCTGCGGCACATGGCGGATACCGGCAAGGCCTGGCCCCTGGTCGAGGGCACCGGCCGCCTGCTGGGGCTGTGGGTAATCGAGAGCCTTAGCGACAACCGCACGCTGTTCTTCCAGGACGGCGCCGCGCGGCGCATCGACTTCACCCTCAACCTCAAGCGCATCGATGACGGCCGCATCGACATGCTCGGCGCCGGCATCGCGGGCGGTGTAAACATCCTGAGGCAGCTGCTGTGATCGAAGCCGCCATCGCCAAGGTCACCGGCTTCCTGCGGAACACCTACGACGGGCTCCAGCGCGATGCCGCGTATCCGGTGCCAGCGTTCCGCATCACCGTCAACGGCAGCGATATCGCTCAACTGATCAGCCCGCGCCTGATGAGCCTGCAGCTCACCGACAACCGCGGCCTTGAGGCGGACCAACTGGATCTGACCCTCAGCGACCACGACGGGTTGCTGGTGATTCCCCCGCGCGGCGCCGTGGTGCGCCTGTGGCTGGGTTGGAGCGACACCGGCCTGGTGGACAAGGGCACCTACATCGTCGACGAGACCGAACACAGCGGCGCGCCGGACGTGCTCAGCATTCGCGCCAGGTCGGCGGATCTGCGCAAAGGCTTGAAGACCAAGCGCGAACGCAGCTGGAGCGCCACAACGCTGGGCGAGGTCCTGGGCGACATCGCTCAGGGCAACGGGCTCACCTCGGCGATCTCAGGCGCCCTGGACGGGCTGCCCATCCCCCAGCTCGACCAGGCCAATGAGTCCGACGCGAACCTGCTGACACGCCTGGGCGAGGACTTCGACGCGGTGGCCACCGTCAAAGCCGGATGCCTGGTGTGCATGCCGGCCGGCGGCGGCAAGACAGCCAGCGGCCTGGACCTACCCCACATCACGCTCACCCGCGCCGACGGCGACCAACACCGGTTCCTGCAGGCCGACCGCGACAGCTATGACGGTGTGCGGGCCTATTACTACGACGTTAACAGCGCCAAGAAGCAGGAAGCTATTGCCGGTGGCGGCGAGAATCTCAAAGACCTGCGCCACACCTACAGCGACCGGCAGTCCGCCCTGCGTGCCGCCCGGGCCGAGCTGAACCGGCTGCAGCGCGGCGCCGCGACGCTCAGTTACACGCTGGCCAAGGGGCAGCCGGACCTGATCCCGGAGCTGACGTACACGCTCCAGGGGGTGAAATCGGAGATCGATGAGATCATCTGGTACGGCGGGAACGTCCAGCACAGCCTGACGGGTGACTCCGGCTACACCATGAGCCTGGAGCTGGAAAGCAAGCTGCCAGAGGACACGGTGGAAGGTCTGCTCGAGGACGGCGTGCGCGGCAAGATCAAGTACACCGGGGTCATTGCGTTCTACCGCGACAAAGACACCGGGAAGGAAAAGTCAGTCACTGCCGGCGACCAGACCAAGCCACGGCGTCTGCGCCGCGTGTACGTGAACCAGAAGAATGCCCGGCGGGCTGCTGACCGAGAGTGGAGGCACATGCAGCAGCAAGCCCAGTAACGCCAACAAAGAACCCGGCGCACGGCCGGGCTCTTTGTCTATCGCGCTGCGAGAAGAGCATCCAGGAACCGGATAATGTCCTCGCGTCCTTGCGGATCAAGCTGCCTGAACATCTGCACGACCATCCGTTCACGCTGACTGAGCTCAAGCGACTCGACTACTTTGGGCTGGTTGGTCTCCACCTGTTTCACTACCGACATGTTTCACTCCATTCCACACGTTCGGGCGCCCGGTACCAACATCGGTACCGACCAAAGCACCCTAGGAAGGAGCGATTTTCGGTTCGGTTGAGCGTGCCACCAGCCCCACCAAAGAGTTTCAGGCGGGTCCTACGACTTCCCGCAGATCGCCTGAGCGCGCTGGACGATATCGCTGTAGTCCATCTTGATCGAAGGAATTTTCGGATTTGGCTTGGTGATGGTCTGTCCATCCGCCCAGCCCTTTTCCTGCGCTTGGCTGCGCGCGCTGCCGTTCAGCGCGTACACAGTTCCATCAGCGGTACGTGCCAGAGCCTTCGGCGAAGGCCCTTCACAAAGCAGATCGACGCTGTCCACGGTGAACGGCCAGGCCTCGCCATAATCCTTGCTCGATACAGTCTCTTTCTTGTCGCTACCAGTTCCACAGCCAGCCAGCAGCACAAATGCCGTCACCAGGCAGATCGTTGAATTCCGTTTTCCCACTCTGTACTCCTAGTTTTTTTTGCTGAACGCCATGAGCAGACGCTTCAGCGCTCCCAGATCCTCGTCCCCCAAGGACCGGACCTGCTGGACGATTTCCATTTCAGAAGCCGATAGCGCTCCCTCGGGTGTAGGAGATCGCTGACCCGTAACGACGTAGAGGATGTCCACGCCCTGAGCAGCGGCTGCCGCCAGGTAAATGGAATCAGGGCTGCGCCCGCCCTTTTCGTAGTTGTACTGGGTGTTTTTCGACGCACCAGCGAGCGCAGCAAAGTCCGTCTGGTTCAGGCCCAGCCGCTCTCTCTCCTCTTTAAGGCGTTCGCCAATTCCCACAAATGTCTCCATAGACAATTGACTTTCCCTCAAACGAGGGAAATAATCGTCGCACCATCACACGAAATCACACGAAACGAGACTATGCCCAACAGCTACCCCACCGAGCAAGCGTGCCAAGAGGCCCGCGCTCGTCTCGCACGACAAGGACTTTCAGCGAAGGAATGGGCTGAGAAGCATGGCCTCAATCCCTCAACCGTTTACGCCGTCCTGAACAGGCAAAAGAAGTGCCTTCGGGGTGAGTCACACCGCGCAGCGGTACTACTCGGCATCAAAGCCGGCGAGATCGAAAACTAGCCCCCCTGGCCCAAGGAAGACACCAGAACATGAAGCGTCCAGTTCTAGAAACCCTTCGCCAAGTGGTCAGCGCCGTAATCTGCGCCTTCCCTGGCGGCCGCGAGAGCGCAGCAGCACGGCTGGGCTACGAGCTGAAAAGGTTTGATAACCACGTCTACGAGAACGCCGGCAGCCGCCCGCTGAGCTATGACCAGATTCACCAGCTGGAGCGGGACACAGGAACGACCTTCCTCCCAGAGTTCATATCCCACCTGTATGGCGGCATGTTTGTGCCGCTTGTCCGGCCGGAGCAGCTGGACAACATCGATCTCTACGCCCGGGCGGTGAACACCGCGGCCAAGCGTGGCGTGGTCGATCAGATCATCGACAAGGCCTTGGATGACGGCGTTATCGAGCCAGACGAGGCGAAGGCGATCATGCAAGCCCATACCCGGTATCTGGCAGCACGCCAAGCGGAGGTCATGGCGACGATCCAGCTGCACAGCAAAGGGGGTGTGCATTGAGCACCTACAAGCTCGTTTGCCCTCACTGCGGCGGCCGCATGCGCATCCGTACCAGCGAAGGAACACACATTTTTCTGCGCGTTGCGTACTTGCAGTGCGTGAACGAGGCCTGCGGATGGTCCGTGCGTGCCCAGTTCGAAATGACCCATGAAATGAGCCCGAGCGGCATGCCGAACCCATCGGTTCGCCTGCCTGTTGCGACCGTGGCCCTACGCCGCCAAGCGATGAAGTCTGCCACCGGCGACGATCACCCGGATCTGCTGGACCAACTGGATATGGAGGCTGTGAACGCATGAACGCTATCGCATCGATCTCGACCGTTGAAACCGACTACCGCGCTGCTATGCAGCAAGCGGCGGTGGCCTTCTTGTTCCGCCGTGAAGGCATGCACTTATCCGGCGACAACCAAGTGCTCGAGAACTGCCGGCAGTATCTGGTGCAGTCGCTTGAAGTTCCTGCGCACCTGGTACAGCGCATCGCTGAACTGGCTGTCGCCGAATTCGAGAGCAAGACCACCAAACGCCTGCAGCTGGTAGGCGTGAGTGCAGCAAGCGGGATTTTCCGGCCGGTACTGATCCTCCTGGACACGATGACCCAGCACCGCTACCAGGTGCCAGCCCGCTACCTGCCGCGGCGCATGCTGCAACACCGCGACACCTCCAAGTAACCCGATTCAACCCCTACCCGATGCCCCGTTCTGCGTGGGTAAGGGGAAACTGCATTCCACTGGTGGCCGATATGAGCAACATCACCATTCAAATCACGCTCGACGAGCAACAGGCAAAGCAGTACCAGCTGTGGCTTGCCGGGCAGTACGCCCACGCCATGGCTGAGGTCTGGTACTCCGATCGCTATCGCGATGTGCCGACCGGCGAGCGCGGCCGCAAGGTACTCCAGGACCTCCCGCACCTGCGCGGTATCTGCCGGACAAGCAAGGCGCTTGAGTCGCAGCTTGGCCCACTGTTGGTGGAGCGTCAGCTGTGAGCCCACAAACCATGGAACACCAGCTGCGCGCTGACGTACTTCAGCGGCTGGAGAGCGATTACGGCCTGCAGCACATGGCCGGCACCGAGTACATGCGCAAGGGCACCTGCCCGCAATGCAACCAACGCCGTCTGTTTTCGCGGCACGACAACCCCTGGTTCATCCGCTGCGGCCGCGAGGAAAAGTGCCGCTACATGGCTCCAGTCAAAGAGCTATACCCGGACCTGTTCGACGACTGGAGCAAACGCGCCCCGGCAACTGAAAAGGAGCCGGCCGCGAGCGCCATTGCATACCTCACGTTTGCCCGCGGCTTCCGTCTTGAGCTGATCAAGGGGTGGTACACCCAAGAGAACTACTTCGATCGGGAGCTTGGAATCGGATCGGCAACGGTGCGTTTCCCGCTCGAGCGCGGTGGTTACTGGGAGCGCCTGATTGACCAGCCTGCCCGGTTCGGCAAGAAGAAGGCTCGTTTCCAGCCTGGCCAGAGCTACAAAGGCTACTGGTGGTGCCCACCATGCCTCGACCTGCAGGAGGTCAAGGAACTGTGGATCGTTGAGGGCATTTTCGACGCCATCGCCCTGCTGCACAACGGCATCGCAGCCGCGGCCGCCCTGTCGTCGAATGCCTACCCCGAGGAATCCCTCAAGGCCCTGATCACCACTTGCGAAGGCAAGACCCCCAAGCTGATCTGGGCGCTCGACAACGAACCAGGCGCGCACAAGTACACCAAGGCATGGGTGAAGCAAGCCCGCGCCCTTGGCTTCACCTGCGAAGCCGCGCAGATCCCACAACCCGACGCGCGCAAAGTCGACTGGAACGACCTACACCAGCGCTGGGCCTTCATCGATGACGACGAAGCCCGAGCAGATCGCATCAAGACCGAACTCGACGAAGCCAAGCACCATGGGGCGCTGCTCATTGCCGAGAGTGCCGTGGAAAAGGCGCTGCTGATGTACCAGTGGCGCGAGCGGGAAGAGTTCCACTTCGGCTTCGACTCGCGCCTCTACTGGTGGCGGCTGGACATATCCAAGTTCAACAGCGCCATGCAGGCCCTGGACTCCAGCGAGAGCCAGGAGGACCAGCAACTCAACGATAAGGCACGCCGGGCCAAAGCTCTGCGCATGTCCGGCTGCGTGGTCGAGATCGCGAACTGCTACCCCAAGGCCCTGTACTACCAGCGCAACGAGATCACCGACGAGTCTTGGTACTTCTTCCGCGTCGACTTCCCCCACGACGGGGCGGCGGTGAAGAACACCTTCACCGGTAGCCAGGTGGCGACCGCCAGCGAATTCAAGAAACGACTTCTCGGCATGGGTGCCGGGGCCGTGTTCACCGGAAGTGGACAACAGTTGGACAAGATCATGAAAGACCAGCTCTTCGGCATCAAAACCGTGCAGACCATCGACTACATCGGCTACAGCCGTGAGTACGGCTGCTACGTCTTCAACGAGGTCGCCGTGCGCGACGGCCAGGTGGTCGGCGTGAACGAGGAAGAGTTCTTCGAAATGGGCAAGCTCAAGCTCAAGAGCCTGCAGAAGGGCGTGAAGATGGCCCTGCAGAAGGACGACAAACGCTACAACGAGGAATGGACTTCGCTGCTGTGGACGTGCTTCGGCGCCCAGGGCATCGTCGCCACCACCTTCTGGTTCGGTTCGCTGTTCGCCGAGCAGATCCGCTTTCGCTATCAGTCGTTCCCCTTCCTAGAAGCCACAGGCGAGGCCGGTGCCGGCAAGACCACCCTGCTAACCCTGCTGTGGAAACTGTTCGGCCGCGAGGGCTACGAAGGTTTCGACCCGGCCAAGTCCACCAAGGCCGGCCGCAGCCGCTTGATGGGCCAAATCTCTGGTATGCCGGTGGTGCTGCTCGAATCCGACCGCAGCGGCGACGACAAGAGCCACGCCAAGACCTTCGAGTGGGACGAACTCAAGGATTACTTCGGCGGCGGCACGCTGGCCACCAAGGGCGTGAAGACCGCCGGCAACGAGACCTACGAGCCGCCGTTCCGCGGAACCATCGCGATCAGCCAGAACGCCCCGGTGGTGGCATCCGAAGCGATCATGACAAGGATCGTGAAGCTTCACTTTGTACGGCCGCAGGTCACGATCGAGAGCCGCGCAGCAGCCGACCGCCTGAACGGCCTGGACGGCACGCTGTTGAGCAACTTCCTGCTGCGCGCCGTCCGCAAAGAGGCCGAGATACTGGAGCTGTTTGCCGCGCGCCTGCCGGTGTACGAGGCGAAGCTCCGCGCCCTCCACTCGCACTGCTTCGCCTGCGGCACCCAGTTTCAGGGCGACGAGAGCCAATGCCACCACTGCGGCAGCCAGCTCAGCGGGTACATCCGCGTCGAGCGGATCATTTACAACCATGCCCAGATGCTCGCCCTGCTGGACTGCCTGCGCCTGGTCGTGGGCCTCAGCGACCAACAGGTCGACCACACCCGCGCCCAGCTGGTGCGCATGGCCATCGAGCGCCAGGCCTCGATCAGCTCTGACCACCCCGTGGTGGCTGAATTCTGGGAGGTCTACGAGTACCTGGAGGGACTGGACGCCGACGGCCCTGTGGTGAACCACAGCAAGAAAGACCACGTCATCGCTATCAACCTCAACGACTTCGTCAAGTGCGCAGCCGAGCATCGCCAGAAGCTCGCCGACATCAACGAACTACGCGACCGCCTCAAGGACTCCCGCTCCCACAAGCTCATCGAGGTCAACAAGGCCGTCGACAGCGCGGTGCGGGCTCACCAGGCGAAGAGCGGCAACTACACCATCACCAAGCAACCCATCGTCAAGTGCTGGATTTTCCAGGCCTGACCGAGGAACCCACATGTTGATTCGAGTGTTGATCGGCAACGCGTCCGCTGATGGCCGTAGCCAAATCCAACAGGAAAGGGATCGGCAGGTCGCTGCCGGCCAGGACTACCCAATCATCAACGCAGGCGCCTACGCCGAAGACGGGCTCAACGAGATCCTGGAGGTGCGGGTGAACAGCGGTCAGCGCGAGATCCTGGTCGACGACTGCACCAGGGCGCAGATCCACAGCGTGATTGCTTGGCAGGCCAGCGTGGAGGACGACGAGAGGTTCGAAAACGTGTTCGTCCACATGGCCCGCCGGAACTGAGATCCACAGCAGTAAAAAGTGGTGCCAGGGAGTTGCAGCTCCCCGGCACCCACCAACCACTAGGAGAAACAACATGCGAGTAGAGACCCCAGAAGCCGGCGCGGAGCAGGCTACCACAGCCAACATCAAGCGCTTCAAGGTGAAGGACACCTGGAAGGACTTCGAGGTAGTACTGGAAGTTGACCTCAATCGCTTGACCGCCGAGCGCGCCCAACAGATCAACAGCTTCTGGACCAGTGCCGAAGACCGTCAGGACGAAGAAGGCGGGGATGTCATCCGCGCCGTGATTCGACTAGCCGGCCTTGAAGTGATGTGCGAGATCCTTGAGGACCGTGGTGCCGATTTCGGTGATGCAGACCGCTGGCTCTGCGAAAAGACCACCCAGAAGCTCCACGATAGCGAAGGTTGGGGCGGCAGATCCGAGGGTGATGGGTTTGGATGGTGCGGAATTCGGGTTGTTGGGGCCGAGGTCGATCTGCCCTGCTTCGAAGATGTAGCCGTTTCGGAGGTGAGCGCATGACCCAGCTGACCCGTCCGCGCCTGGCCAGCCACTCGCTGGACCTGCCAAACCACTGCGACATCTGCAACAAGGCCCGCTCTCACGGCAACCACCAGCGCTGCAGTCAGCTCCGCCAAAAGCGCCAATCAGCGTACTGGTCAGCCTACATGGCCAACGTCGAGGCCAAACGGGCACAAGGGGGCCGTCGCAATGCTCGCTAAGCGCAAGCTTTACCACTTCCACCTGTGCTGCGGCCTGGGCGGCGGCGCCAAGGGCTTCAACCGGGCAAAGCCCATCGTCGGCAACATGCAGGCAGAGTGGGAGTGCATCGGCGGGGTGGACGTTGACCCGGCCGGCCTGGCCGACTTCGAGCGCCTGTCGGGCGTCAAGGGCACCCTCATCGATCTGTTCACCCGCGACCAGTACATCCGCTTTCACGGCAAAGAGTCGCCAGCAGGTTGGCGCGAGGCTACGCCGGAGGATATCCGGCGTGCAGCAGGTGGCCGTCGGCCGGATGCCGTCTTCATCAGTTCCCCATGCAAGGGGGCGAGCGGCCTGCTGTCGGAAACCATGAGCCTGACCCCAAAGTACCAGGCGTTGAACGAGCTGACGCTACGCTGCATCTGGCTGTTCGGCGAAGCCTGGAAGGACGACCCGGTACCGCTGCTGGTGTTCGAGAATGTCCCGCGCCTGGCCAGCCGCGGCCGGCACCTGCTGGACCAGATCGGCGCACTGCTCAGCCACTTCGGCTATGCGGTTGCAGAGACCACCCACGATTGTGGCGTCATCGGTGGCCTGGCCCAGAGCCGCAAGCGCTTCCTCCTGGTGGCACGCCATGTCGAAAAGGTGCCGCCCTTCCTCTACGAGCCGGAGAAAAAGAACCTCCGCGCCGTTGGCGACATTCTCGGGCGCATGCCGCTGGCCGGCGACATCGAACAGGCCGGCCCGATGCACAGGGTACCGGCCCTGCAATGGAAGACTTGGGTTCGTCTGGCCCTGGTCGAGGCCGGCAAGGACTGGCGAAGCCTGAACGACCTGGTAATCGAGGACGGCTACCTGCGCGACCTGATCATCGTCCCGCAATTCCGCGACGGTTTCCTGGGCGTGCACGACTGGCAGGAGGCCGCGGGCACCGTTGCAGCCCGTAGCGGGCCGACCAATGGCAAGTTCTCGGTCGCCGATCCGCGGGCCAAGGCCGGCGCCCTGCAATACCAGCAGTACGGCGTGCGGCGCTGGCAGGACACCAGTGGGGCGGTGATCGGGGTGAAGAGCCCAGGGCAAGGTACCTTCAGCGTGGCGGACCCGCGCCGAGGCGGTGAAGGCTTCGGCAAATACCAGGTGACGCCATTCGCTGGTACCGCCAATACGGTGATTGCCGGAAGCACCACGGGCCAAGGCGCCTTTGCCGTACAGGACCCGCGCTATCACAACTGGCACCCGGGTGCCTCGAGCCGCAAGCTCAACGTGGTCGCCATGAACCAGACCGCTGGCACCGTCACCGGGTCGCAGCAGGTGGCCAGCGGTGCACTGTCGATCGCTGACCCGCGCTCGGGTATGCGCCGCAGCAAGGGCGATGCCTACCTTACCGGCGGGCATTACGGCGTGGTGCCCTGGGATGGCCAGGCCGGCGCTGTTTCAGCCAGTGCCATGCATGACAATGGGCGCTGGAGCATCGCAGACCCTCGCCTGCCCGAGGCAAATGACCGGCTCACCTGCGTTATCGAATCGCTCGATGGCACCTGGCATCGCCCTTTCACCACCCTTGAGCTGGCCGCGCTACAAAGCCTGGTCGAGCCCGAGGAACAGCTGGAACTCGACGGCCTGAGCGATCAGGCCTGGCGCGAGCGCATCGGCAACGCAGTGCCGCCGGCAGCGGCGGAAGCCATCGCGCATGTAATGGGTACCACCCTGCTCCTGGCCGCCCAGGGCGAAACCTTCATGTTAAGCAGCATGCCGATTTGGGTTCGCCCAGTTGCGGTAGGCCTTAGCGTTTCACAGCGGGAGGTCATGTGATCAGCAGTCCAGTCATCCGCTACCACGGAGGCAAGTTCCGACTTGCCCAATGGGCCTGTATGGGCTCACTACACCGTACAGGGCTGCAACTAGAGGTTTCAGCGTGAACATAGTCCTGATGCCTTACCAGGGCCGCCAGAATCCCCGCGGCGGAGTTCTAGTCGTAGACCATGGGACGCCGGCCGTATGATTGATCAGCACCAGCCTGGCGCGGTCCTGACGTTCCAGGACCTGCAGCGCCTCACGGGGTACACCCGCCGGTCTGGAGTGGAGCAAGCCCTGCGAAAGCAGGGCATCCGTTGGTTCTGGGGGCGCCATGGCCCCTGGACTACCATTGACCTGGTCAACCAAGCCGGCGGCAAGACGCCGGTCACCGAGAAATACGACAGCGAGATCCTATGAGGCGGACCCGTAAACACAACCCGCACATACCCGCCCACATTGATCAGGCCGCCATTCCGGCGGCCGTTTTTTTTGACCATCGCTGGGAGGGTGTCTGGTACACGTCCTGGCGTGACGAGGGCGGTAACCGCAAGCGGATGAACATCGCCGGCCGTACCGCAACGCTGGGCGATCTGCATCGGATCATGGAGGAGAGAAACGGCATCGATCGGGAAAGCCTCAATCACCTATGCAAAGAGTTCCACGCCAGCGCGCAGTGCAAGCGGCTCGCAAAGAAAACCCGTGACGATTACGAGTACTCCCGCGACGTGCTGCTGGCCATCCCGACCAAGCTGCAGAAGCCGCTCGGCGAACTTTCCGTCCGCAAGTTTACCTCGGCCCTGGTACAACGCCTGGTCGACCGGATCGCCGACGAGGGCACTCCATCGAAGGCCGCGCACGTACTTCGATACCTGCGGCGGGTCATGCAGTGGGGCCGCAACCGCGGCTACCTGGAGATCAATGTCGCCCTGGGCATCGAAGCGCCGGCCGAGCGCAAGCAGCGCCGCCTGCCAAACCCCAAGGTCATGGGCGAACTGATTGCTCGGGCGCACGACATGGGGCAGCTCACGCGGGGGCAACCTGGGGCCTGCCCGGCCTACCTGGGTTATGTGATGGAGCTGGCATACCTATGCCGCCTACGCGGCATCGAGGCCGTCACACTCACCGATGCGAACGAGCTGGAGGACGGTGTACAGACGAACAGGCGTAAGGGCAGCCGGGACAACGTGGTGTGCTGGACGCCCAGGCTCCGCGCTGCCTGGGAGGGCGCCAAATCGTACAGGCGTCGTATATGGGCCAGCCAGTCCTACCCTATTCCAACATTGGCCGAGCGCCGCTTCGTTATCGTGGCGGCCCATGGCGGCCAGTTGCAGAAGAGCAGCCTGGACAGCACCTGGCAGCGCTTCATCACCAGGGCGATCAAGGACGGCGTCATCACCGAGGAGCAGCGCTTCGCATTGCACGACCTCAAACGGCGCGGCATCACCGACACGCCTGGCGACCGCAAGCAGAAGCAAGACGCCAGCGGCCACCGAGACGAAGCCATGCTCGACATCTACGACTTTAGCCTCCCGCGCGTCTCCCCATCTGCCGAGTGAATACCTTGCACGGTGCTCAAACCGACAAGAGCGACAGCTTGCCCGTGGTGTGATTACACTGGGCCATCACACACGCAAGGAGCATTACCGATGAGCTATGACCCGCAAGGCCATTACGATGTTTTGTTCAACGATGACAAGCTTGGCGAGCTGCGCAAAGGGATCTACTACGAGCAAGGCGATGAAGCCGGCGGCCTGGACGGCGAAGACTTCTGGCACCACGGTAAGAAAGCTGGGCACCGCGAAGGGTTAGAGCTGGTTCGCACTTCGCCGGAACCCATCACTCGCTTCCAGCTTGTGCGCCACGTGGAAAGCAACGCAGTAAACGAACACGCGGTAGGCAGCACTACCCTGGGCTGAGTCCCACCCCGGTGGCGGCGTGCGCCGGGCCGTAACTTCCTATGAGCCCCACTCCGGCTGGATGTGGGGCTTTTTTGTGGACGATTTCCACGTACCAACAAAGCCAGAGACTGCAAGGCTTCTGACTTTCCGCTTGCCCAGCACGTACCGGAAAGCGGCGTAACACGTTGATTTAAAAGCTGTGAGCAGGGTTCTTGTAATCAGTAGGTCCCGGGTTCGATTCCTGGTGCCGGCACCATTCAAGGTTCCATAGAAAGCTTTCAAAATCTCTGGAACCCCCGAAAAACCCGCCTTCTGGCGGGTTTTTTCGTTTTGGCGTTCCGTCGGATTCCGAGGGTAGCCAGCGCTAATAAGGGTACTTTTAAGGATACCTACCAATTCGACATTGGAAAGTACCCTTATGGCTCGCACAACGGCTCCCCTTACCGACAACGCCTGCCGCACTGCAAAGGCTCGCGAACGTGAGTACAAGCTTTTTGACGGCGATGGCCTTTACCTGCTCGTGAAGCCCAACGGTCGCAAAGGCTGGCGGCTCAGGTACGTGAAGCCCGATGGTCGCGAGGGCCTGACCTCACTCGGCAATTACCCGGTGGTCGGGCTGGCTGACGCTCGCCACAAGCGCTTCGAGCTCAAACAGCAGCTCGCCAACGGCATTGACCCCATCCAATCCAAGCAGCAGGCCAAGGTGCAAGCCGTAATCAATGGCCGTACCTTCGAAAGCGTCGCGCTCGATTGGTATGCCGGGATGGTGCCCAAGTGGGCGCCGGGCCACGCCAAGATTGTACTCAGCCGGTTGAAGACTCATGTATTCCCTTTGCTCGGTGCCAGGGCAATCGTTGAGTTGGACACCCACGACCTCATGCAGCCACTGGAAGCCGTGACGAAGCGCGGCACCATCGACGTGGCGCTCAGGATCAAGAACTACCTGCAAAGCATCATGCGCGAAGCCAAACGGCTGCGGCTGATCACCGCGAACCCGGCTCACGACCTCGACGGCTCGATCAGAGCACCACGGGTTACACATCGACCCGCACTACCCTTATCGCGGCTGCCAGAGCTGCAAGCACGCATCGACGACTACAAAGGTCGTCCACTCACACGCCTTACCGTGATGCTGTCGCTGCACGTGTTCGTACGCTCCAGTGAGCTGCGCTTCGCCCGCTGGAACGAGTTCGACCTCAATCGAGGCATCTGGGAGATCCCCGACACTCGCCCGGCGCTCGACGGCGTACCGTTTTCCACAAGGGGTACGAAAATGGCCGGAGACATTCACGTTGTACCCTTATCGCCGCAAGCAGTGGGCTTGCTTGAGCAGATCCACGCGATCACCGGCAAGTTCGAGCTGGTGTTCGCGGGGGATGCCAAGCCGTGGAAACCGATGTCCGAGAACACGGTGAATGCTGCGCTCAGGACGATGGGCTACGACACCAAGGTGGATATCTGCGGCCACGGGTTCCGAGCCATGGCGTGCAGTGCGCTGGTCGAGTCCGGGCTGTGGTCGGAGACGGCTATCGAACGGCAGATGAGCCACAAGGAACGCAACAACGTGCGCGCCGCCTACACCCACAAGGCCGAGTTCCTCGAAGAGCGCCGGATGATCATGACCTGGTGGAGTCGGTTTCTGGAGGCGAACCGCGAGGACCATGTGACGCCGCATGAGTTTGCCAAGCAGACGGACGAGAACGTCACACGGCTTCGCAGTGCCAAGAGGACCGAGTAA